ATCTTGTCCACCTGAAGGGTGAACGTCGCGTCTCCGTCGTTCACGGACAGGACGACCTTCGTTCCGTCAGAGGACACAGCCGCATTGAAGGGGCCGGAAGCCCACGTCAGGGTTTCGGTGTCAACGGGGCCGACAATGCTGCCAGTCATTTCCCCGCCAGCGAGAGGCAGGTAGCTTGCGAACTCGCCCTTGTCGTTGATGAGGACGGGCGCGGAGGCCGCGTCGCCAACCCACACCTTCTTGTCGGTGACGTTGATGGCGACTTCGCCGGGAGCGAGGCTCGCGGGTTCCGCACCCGTCGTGAAGCTGCGCTTGATGAGAATTGTCTGCACCATCAGAATACCCCGCAATCGTGATTGTGTTCAGGCACACCAGAAGTCGATGGTATGCCAATGATGCCCCAGCACTGTGCGTCAGTCGGGGGGGCAACCGAAAACGTCAACATCGAACCGGAAACCATGAATTCGATGCCTGGATCAAGCATCACACCCTCAAGGCTGAGAAATACTCCGGTGACAGATTCCGGCGCGTACAGAACGCCGTCGACGTAGACGCTGAATGATTTCTGGACACCATCAAATTGCCAGCGATGCGTCTCAATCTTATAGGCCGTCGAAGGCGTAACCGGAGGGACGCCCCATCCGCTGCCCTCGGCAACCTCCATAACCTCAACAATGACAGACGAGCCGACCGCGACACCGCGGACAAGGCTAAGTTCACTGTCAGACACTATCGTGTATTCATCGTCCTCGAGGCGAACGCCATTCACATGGACAATGCTGATGGCTCCCGGCGCCATCAGGCTCGACAAATCGTTTCCGAACTTATCAATGCCGGTGAAGTTCGTCTGACCGACCGTCGAGGCGGCATAGGTGCAACGCAAATAGGCACCGGGCGCCGGATATGGCGACCCACCACCGCCGCCACCAGTGGCAACCGTGAATGCCTCAACTATGATCGATGATCCGGCTGCAACCGGGCGGACCAGCGTTATCTCGCCGTCGCCAGTGATGCTGTACTCATTATCCTGAATGCGAACGCCGTTCACATGGACAACGGCAATCGTGCCGGCCACCGACAGCCCGGCCAACGTGTTGCCGAAGATATCGACGCCGCTAAACGCCGTCTGCCCCTCTGAGCCTGCGTAAGTGCAGCGCAGGAAGCTTGATGGGGCCGGATAGGGAGAGCCGCCGGCACCAGAAAGACCAAATGCCTCGACGATAACGGAAGAACCGGCCGCGACACTGCGGACGAGCGTGATCTCGCCGTCACCAGTTACAGTGTAATCATTCGACTGGAGGCGAACGCCGTTCACATGGACGAGCGAGTAGGTGCCGGCTTCCGTCAGCCCGGAAAGCGTATTCCCAAAAATATCAACGCCGCCGAAGACAGACTGACCCTGCACAGCTTCGTAGGTGCAGGATTGAAATGAACCAGGGGCCGGGTACGGAGACTCGCCACCGCCGCCATTGTCGGTGCAGCCACCGCAAACGACGACCCACTCGCTACCATTCCACACCATCAGGTCACCCGTGTCCGGGTTGAACCAGATGTTATGGTTTGGCGGGTCGACGGGCGGCGTGGGGCTTACATACGCCGGGAAACCGCTATTGCTGTAAGAGTAGATGTCAGCGAGCGAACTCATGGCTTCACCTGCTTCAGCAAGGCAATGACCTCCGCAACTTGCTGCTTCAGGTCTTCGATCTCGGCAGTCTGCGCGTCGCACAGCAACTGAAGTTCATAAATCTTGTCGCTGTGAGCCTTGGCCGTCTCGGCGATGGCGCCGCGAACTCCCTTCAGCTGCTTTTCAACATCGCGCTCGGTGACAGGCTTCGGCACCTGCAGGCGATGATTGGCGCCATCGAACAGGAAGGTCGAGCCGTCCTTGTGATAGATGTCGCCCGGCTCATAGCTGCGGCTCTCGTCAAAGCCGCCAACATCGCGCTGGCCGGCTGTCCCGAGGCGCTTCCAGTGCGGGCTATCGCCGGGTTCTTCCGTGGTGTCGCAGACGGCCTGATATGAACGGCCAATGTAATGCTGGACGCACTTGCCTTCGCGATAGATACCCGGTTCCCAAGGGTTGACCTCTACAGTCTTCGTGACGATGGAGATAAACCACTCATCACGGGCCAAATGCTTGGCTACCTCGGCCGCATCAGCATCTTTTCCGTCAACGCCATCGCGACCATCGGTGCCGGGCGCACCCGCCTCGCCAGCCGGGCCTGTGATCTCTGAAATGTGGTTGGCAATGATCGCTTCGACCACCTCGGCGACATCGACAGACTTGCCGTCCACACCGTCACGGCCGGAGGCGCCGACATCGCCCCTGTCACCTTTCAGGGCAGCGCGGAATTCATCGTCAGCCTTCAGCTGGGCGGCAATGGCATTATGGTCGGCATCCTTGCCGTCCACGCCATCGCGGCCGTCCTTGCCATCAATCCCATCCCTGCCCGGCTCACCCTTCAGGCTCGACCGAAACGCCTCATCACCCTTCAGATGCGCGGCAATAGCGTCATGATCGGCATCCCTGCCGTCGACGCCGTTGACACCGTCAACACCGTCCTTGCCGTCACGACCCGGCTCACCCTTCAGGCTGGACCGGAACGCCTCATCACCCTTCAGATGCGCGGCAATGGCGTCATGATCGGCATCCCTGCCGTCGACGCCATCGCGGCCGTCCTTGCCATCGGCACCCGCAGGGCCGGGCGACAGCGCGATGCCGTCAACCCGCTTTTCCAGGCTCACCAGCTGTTCGATCACCGGATCGAGTATCTCAACGAGCTTCTTCTCGATCATGCCGCGGCTCTCTTCTGCTGCATCCGGGTGAAGAGCAACGCCTTCATAACATCCACATCGATGTCGCGCTGCTCTGCGGGCGGGGCATCTTCGCCATCACCACCCTGTGTGTCGGTAGATGCCGGTGCCGGTGGCGGCGCGGCCAAACGCGCGGCCTCCGCATCAAGGAGGTCACCGATCTTGTCGATTGGAACCATTTGCCGCTGAAGGTAAGCCGTGTTACCGCCCTTCACCGGGGCGTAGCCCTCACGGTTACGGGCTTCGTCAGGCGTCAAAAGTCCGCCCTGGACAGCCTTTGTCAGCCCGTCGATGCGACCGGCAAAGTCGGTACGCAGGAGGGCGCTGACATCCAGTTCGATGTATTCATTGCCACCCGTCAGGCCGAACAGGCGATCAAATGCCCGCTCTGTATGCTCGAGGTATGACCCGAGCGACATCGACAGGAAGTGCTGAACGAGGATTTCGGCATTGCTCAGAGTGGCGTGCGACAGATCGCCTACGAGCGGCGGCGGGACGCCGAACACCCGGCAAATGTCCTCAAGGCTCAAACGCTGCGCTTCGACCAGCTGCGCGTCCTGAGAGTTGATCGACAGCGGCTGGAACTTGAGGCCGCCAGCCAGAACGGGGATCTTGCCGGCAGACATGCCCTGCGCCTGCTCTTCGAAGGCAAGGCGAAGCGTCGTCATCTGCTCGCGGGTCAGCACCTGATCCGTGGAGATGATACCAGAAGGCCGGTTCATGTTGCTGAAGAAGGTCGCCTGCGTCCTCGACAGCGACACGTTGATGCCAATGGCAAGCGCGGCAGCCTTGATGGGTGATTCCCCGACCAGAGGATGGCGCGGCGTGTGGAAACGGAGGTGGAGGATGTCCCGCGCCGGCACGATGTAATCCGTCCCGCCGGGCGCCAGCGGGCTTTCGCCAACGGCATAAAACACCTCACGGGTGTCCTCGTCGATGATGGGCGAGCAGACGCCACGCGGCAGCAGATGCAGCGAATCCACCTCGAAACGGTCGTTCCGGGTCGCAATCGCGAAAGCCTCGCCGTCGAACAGCGCGGTCGCGATCAGGTTCAGTATGAAATCAGGCGAGGACTGATATGAATTCGGGTTCAGGAGAACGCGGTAGGCCGCGCTAGTCCGAACCTCTTCGAAGCGGCCATTTACCACCCGGATGTGCTTCGGGTAGCACTGCGACATCGCACGGGCGATTGCCATCACACAGGCGTAGACAGCAGGAACAGACCTCGCGCCGCCATTCAGCGCCAGATCGCGCTGGAAGCCATCCTCAAGACGGCCAAGGGAATACCAGCCACCAGAGGGAGCCTCGCCGTAGAACGGGCCACGCTGAGAGCCTTCAGCCCCCAGCCCAAGCCAGCTCTTCATTTTTGCGACAGCCCCCATCAGGGGTTAACCCGCGGTCTTGGTAGCGGGCGACCGCTTGCTACGCATCACTTTCGTGTCGTAGGAGGAAGCGTCAACAGTAGCCTGACCAATCAGCGGCTCCGCTGGATTGACGACGCCGGGATCAAGCGGGGCCGCCTCGGCCTTCTGAATTTCCTTGAAGTACAAAGCGCCGACAGCCGTATCCTGCACGGCACCTGACTTGATAAGCTGCTGCGCCAGAACATCAGCGCAAGCAACGAACCCGGTCTGGTTCTGCAATTCGGGAAGCGGTTTGTAAGCCCATACCAGTGTCTCAG